ACAGATTGGTGCAGAATCTCGTGATTTTAGCAATGCTTGGAAGATGCTCAACTATGCTAATAATAAACTTAAGCCAACTCTGTTGATCCTAATATCACAGTCTAGAAACAATATTAATGCCATGTACACTAGCCAACAGCCTACAGGTGGACAGGCTACAAAGTTTTATTCATCTACAGTAATCAAACTATTTTCATCTGAATCAGACAATCAGGCAATTAAAGGAAAAATACATGTCGGAGACAAACTCATTGAGGAAAAGATTGGTCGCAAAGTTCGTTGGGAATTACAATTCTCTAAAACTTCGCCTGCCTTCCAAAGTGGTGAGTACGATTTCTATTTTAGAGGTAATAATCTTGGCATTGATACTATTGGCGATCTTGTTGACACCGCTGAGCTTGCTGGTCTTGTTAGCAGAACTGGCGCATGGTATCAGTTAGAAGATGGCACAAAAGTTCAAGGTCGTGATGGATTAGTAAATAGAGTGCGAGAGGATTTGGACTTGCAGGATCAGTTAAGAGTCAAGCTTTCAAATGTCTAATTTTAATACATACGCTGGAAAATTTTTTTGCAAAACATGCAGGGAAGAAGTTAAAAATATTAGGATATATACAAATACTGGAATGGGGACATGGCTTTGTTCTAAAAAACATTTGACCGAAGTTCAAGTATATCAAGTAGGATATAAAAAGAAAAAGGACTATGAGCGAGAAGAATGAAAGCACAAGAATAGGTGCCAAGCAGCATAAAAACTCTGGTAGAAATACCAAAAAGGGTGATGCTACATGGAGAAACTTTGTTGTTGATTTTAAAGAATCATCAAAATCTTTTACACTCAATAAAGACGTTTGGGCAAAAGCAGTAACAGATTCTATTAAGGCGGGTACTGATAAATCTCCAGCCATAGTGGTAATATTAGGAGAAGGAAATAGTAAAACTCGCTTAGCAATTATAGAGTTTGATTTATTAGATCAACTTACGTGGGAGGAAAAAAATGGAACAGAAGGAACAAAATAAAACAACTATTGAGATGGTCAGCGGACTATCTGAAATAGCAGATTATATGCAAGATGAGGAGCTAACTGCTGCACTTACCTTTATTGCTAAGATTATTATTAAACCAGACATACCGCTCAATGTTGCAACGGTAGAGATAGTAAGACTACAGGCTATAGCAGCTAAGATGTCTTTTAAGGCAACATGGATGACTAATGTGGACAAGTCAGACAGGGGCAAAAAGAATATATACTATACGGCAGCAGAAGCCATTAATGATTTAGTGTCTGCCCTCAAGTACATAATTCGCTAACTGATATAATAGAGTAAAAGGATTATAATGACTAAAAACTTGATAAAGCAGATGATGAAAACAGTAGATGAGAAATCTCATATACTTGATTCGGCTGCACTTATAGAAAAAATAAACAGTGGGTATATAGCAAAACAAGAACCCAAGTTTACTAAAAAGAAAACATTTGCACCGTCTGGTCTAGTTTATGGACATGGAGGGTGTCCAAGATATTGGTATCTTGCTTTTGAAGGAAATATATTTGAAAGCGACGATGAGCCATATGATGTTGCTAATATGACTGCTGGAACAATGTCTCACGATAGAATTCAACAGGCTATGCTAGATTCTGGAGTAGCAAAGAAGTTTTTAGATGAGAAATACTTTGAAGAAACTGGCAAGGAAAGAGATACAACAGAGTTTAAGGTTGCTCAATCAGATCCGCCAATCTTTGGTTGGGGAGACGCCATGCTTGAAATAGAAAATGAAGAAGTCGTTGGTGAAATCAAAACAATGAAATCTGAATCATTTGAATACTTCAAAAATAAGGGAGAGCCAGCAGACTATCATGTTAAGCAGTTGATTATTTATATGAAGGTGTTGGGTAAAGCAAAGGGTGTTTTGATTTATGAAAATAAAAATAATCATGACCTTGTTGTATTTCCAATAGAAGTAACTGAGCAATATAAGAATTGGGTCAATACCGCTTTTGATTGGATGCGAGTTGTTTATAAATCTTGGAAAGATAAGCAGCTTCCACAGAAAAATTATAGGTCTAACTCTAAGACATGCAAAGGCTGTCCAGTAAAAGTAGCATGTGTTCTTGCAGAACCAGGCGTAGTAAAGATTGACTCTTTGAAAGGGTTTGATGAAACAGTGTGAAAGATGCGATAATCGCTTTTCTCCAAAAGTAACCTATCAAATCTATTGTAGCGAAAAGTGTAGAGATGAAGCCACACGAGAAAAAATTGCTGAGCGCTACAAGGTAACACGCAGACAAAAACGCAAGGGTAAAATTAGAAAATGTTTAGGCGGTTGTGGTCAGGTTTTATCCATTTATAATGATGATGGATTTTGCTCTAACTGTAATGTCAGTAAAAGGGCAGTGGATAAAATGTTAAAACAAATTAAAGGATATTTTGATTATGAGCAAGACTAATCAGCCAACACATATTTGTGCTATTGATGCTAGTACTAATAGTCTTGCGTTTGCCTTTTATGCCCACAAAACTTTGACTGGGCATGGAAAAATAAATTTTCAAGGTGATAACATATATGAAAAAGTTATAGATGCTACTGCCAAGGCAAAAGCACTGTTTGATCATTATAATATGATTAAGGCTATTGTTATTGAACATACCGTTTTTATGAACTCTCCTAAGACTGCAGCAGATCTTGCTTTGGTTCAAGGTGCGATTCTTGGAGGTGCTGGATTATCTGGCATATCGTTAATTGGCAGGGTATCTCCAATAACATGGCAAAGTTATCTAGGTAATAAAAAACTATCTAAAGAAGAGCAGTTAAAAATACGATTTGCCAATCCTAATAAATCAACATCCTGGTATAAGGCATACGAAAGAGATTTTAGAAAACGCAGGACAACTAAGCTTCTAGAGATAGTATATAATAAAAAGATAGAAGACTATGATGTTGCAGATGCTGCAGGCATCGGGCATTGGGCAATAAATAATTGGGAAAAGGCGGTGCAATAATGCCAGAATTAAATGCAAATATACCACCAATAGAGTGCTACGTTCGTGGTAATTTTCTAAGAGATCAAAAAGATAGCCATGACATTTATCTCCCATGTGTTATTTTTGGTGTATCCAGTGTACCAAATAGAAGTCCTTTATTTCATTTTATGATGGAAGATGGGGGAATTTGGTGGCGTATGCCAATCAATGCGTTTTGTGCAGAACCAGGGGTACCAGAAGAAGATATTCATAATCTTGTTTTATGGAATTCGTTTAGTCCGTTTATTACTGTAACTAAATTTTCCAATCTAGCAAATTTAAGAATGTTCTATATGGATAGAACCAAAACTAAGGTGTCTGGCAAATATTTATTTACCCTTGATTGGTATAGTGGAGATGCTAATAGTCTTGATGATGGATACTCAGAAAATCCTGGACAACATAAATGTGGTCATGTTATTCAACGTGATGATGGCAATTTTGCTATTCAGCCTAATAATAGAATATTTGCATTAGAACCATCGTTTACAACAAAACCAGGAAAGCCAGTGATACATCGTCTTATTAATACTCGTAAATGGGATGTAGAAGATGCAGCAAAATGGATTACTGAAGATTCTGACGCATATCACTATGATATAAATGATGGAGTTGACAAATAATATCATGGCTGGTAAACTATATACAAACGAGCTGTGGCTTAAGAAAAGGTATCACATGGATAAAAAGAGTCCAGAAGATATAGCCAAGGAATGCGGAGTAAGCGTGGAAACTATCTATGTATATCTTGCTAAATTTGGATTAAGGAAATCAAAACGATGAGCGATAAAGAAAAATTTATTATTAGGGTTGATCAAGTCAACCATCCATATCACTACACCACAGATCCAAGCGGGGTAGAGGCAATTGAAATTACTAGACACAGAAACTTTAATATAGGTAACGCTATAAAGTATCTCTGGAGAGCTGGTATTAAAGATGAATCTAAGCATATAGAAGATTTAAAGAAGGCAGTCTTTTATATTCAGGATGAAATCAATAGACTAGAAGGTAAATATGACAAACGTAGAAATAGAAATCGTAAAACACCTTGATGAAGTAAACAAGGTCGTTGAAGAGTATTTAAAGGGTAGTGATCCTACAAAGATTTCTAAGACCCTAGATCTTCCTCGTACCCGTGTTGTTGCACATTTAAATGAGTGGAAGGCTATGGCTTCTGCAAATGATGCTATTCGTGCTCGTGCCAAAGACGCTCTTGTTGGCGCTGATGCACACTATACAAAACTAATTCAGCAAGCATATGAAGTTATTGATGATGCTACAACTACTGCTAACTTAAACGCTAAAACTTCTGCTATTAAACTTGTTATGGATATTGAGTCTCGTCGTATTGATATGCTACAAAAAGCAGGACTGTTAGAGAATAAAGAGCTAGCAGAAGAAATGGTAGAAATTGAACGCAGACAAGAGGTTCTTGTTGGTATTCTTCGTGATATTGCTTCAGAGCATCCAGAGGTTCGTGATCTTATCATGCAAAGACTATCCGCTATTGCTAAAGAGGGAGAGGTAATAACAGTTGTCCACAATGTTCAATGATTTTCTTGAAGTGCTTCAAGACAATCCTTTTGATGAGAAACCAGTAGATGTAAGAACATTTGTTGAATCTCCAGACTATCTTGGGCAGCCACAGCTGTCTCAAATTCAGTATGACATTGTTGAAGCAATGAGCCAAATTTATCGTAAAGAAGATCTTCATGTTCTAATGGGAACAGAAGCAGGCGATAGGCACTATTCTAAATATACTAAGAATGAAATTATTCTACAATTGGGAAAAGGTAGTGGTAAAGATTTTGCTTCCACCGTTGCCTGTGCATATGTTGTATATAAACTACTATGCTTAAAAGATCCTGCAAGATATTATGGTAAGCCTTCTGGGGATGCTATTGATATTATTAACGTTGCCATTAACGCAGAACAGGCTAAGAATGTTTTCTTTAAAGGTTTTAAAACTAAGATTGAAAAGTCGCCTTGGTTTGCTGGAAAATATGACCCAAAAGTAAACTCTGTTAGTTTTAATAAATCAATTACAGTTTATTCAGGACACTCTGAGCGTGAATCTCATGAGGGTCTTAACTTGTTTATGGCGGTACTTGATGAAATTTCTGGATTTGCTACAGAAGTAGGAACAGGAAACGATCAAGGTAAGACTGCTGACAATATATATAAAGCATTTAGAGGTACTGTAGACTCTCGTTTTCCTGATTTAGGTAAAGTAGTTCTTCTTTCATTCCCCCGCTTTAATGGCGACTTCATTTCAAAACGGTATGAAGAAGTAATTATGGAAAAAGAAGTAATAGAAAAACGACATAAGTTTATTATTAATGAAGAATTACCAGAAGGACCAGATAATGAGTTTGAAATAGTCTGGGAAGAAGACCATATTATTTCCTATAAATACCCTAGAATGTTTGCCCTTAAAAGACCTACTTGGGATGTTAATCCCACTAGAAAAATAGATGATTTTAAGATTGCATTTTTAACAGATTTGGGAGATGCAATGATGCGCTTCTTGTGTACCCCCACATATTCGTCTGATGCATTCTTTAAGCAGAAAGATAAGTTGCAAAAATCTATGACATTAAGAAATCCTGTAGATAATCACAGGAGATTCGATTTGTCTTTTAAGCCAGATCATGATAAAGTATATTATATACATGCAGATCTTGCACAAAAGCACGACAAGTGTGCGGTTGCAATCGCACATGTTGAACGTTGGGTGAACATTCAGGTAATTAAAGATTACGAACAGGTTGCACCAATTGTTGTTGTTGATGCCGTTGCATGGTGGGAGCCAAAGATAGAAGGACCAGTTGATCTATCTGAGGTTAAAAAATGGATTATAAATCTTCGTAGAGAAGGTTTTAATATTGGTATGGTTACATTTGACCGTTGGCAATCCTTTGATATTCAACAGGAATTAAAAGCGGTGGGAATGAGAACTGATACCGTTTCAGTAGCCAAGAAACATTATGAGGATTTGGCTATGATGATATATGAAGAGAGAATCGCAATGCCTATGATTCCGTTGCTTCTTGAAGAAATGAGTGAGCTTAAAATTATGAATAATAATAAAGTTGACCATCCACGCAAGAAGTCCAAGGACTTAGCGGATGCCGTTTGTGGGGCGGTATTCGGGGCAATATCACATACAAGTAGGGACTCTAATCTAGAAATTGAGGTCCATACCTGGAGTTCTGCTACACAACTTGCACAAAAGCAAAGTAGTATGGTAGAATTAGATTCTAAGGAAATTCCTGACGATGTTCAGGAATACCTTGGAGAATATAAACTAATATAAATACGATGAATTAAACAAGGAGAAAAATGAATTCATTTAAGAAAATCGCCCTTGCCGTGGTTGCAGCCATGACTATGGGTACTCTTATCGCAACACCTGCAAGTGCTGCTGTAATGACAGTTGCTGTATCTCTAAACGGAACTGCTAATACAACCAATTCCGCTATTGCTACACCTGCTGCATTGCCAGTGCCTGCTGATAACACAGTAGATGCTGCAGACGGACTACGCTTTATTGCAACTGTAGATACAGGAACAGCAGTTTCTGCTACTTGCACAAATTGCACAATCGTATCTGCTTTGCATACTGCTGCTGCTCCAGTAACATCGGCATCAGGTTCTTCAAGCCTGACCATTGCAACTGGCACAGGAACAACTGCAACATTTTATGTATATACTAAAACGACAGCAATCGGAACCGTGGTTGTAACAAATCAAGGAACCACATTGACATATTACGTACAGGGAACTGCTGGATTGATTAATACTCTTTCTGTAAGTGCCCCTGCTTCTGGTGCTGCTGGCACCAAGCAAGATATCGTAGTGACTGCAACAGATTCATTTGGAAACAAAGTTTCTGCTAAGTCACTTACTGCAACTGTATTTGCTGCTTTGGGAACACTAGATTCCTCAACTGCAACAACTGGATCGGCATTGTCAGATTTTGGAACAGCAACCTTTAAGGTTACTTTGCCATCAACTGGTACACGTTCGCTGATTACATTTGCTCCAACAACTGCTGGAGATGCAACTACTGCAGATGTAACTGGTCTTCCTGCTCGTGCACTTGCACCTTTTGCAGAGATTACAGTTCGTGATCTTGTAGGAGAACTTGCTGCAGAGAAGGCTGCGCTTGCTGCTGAAAAGGCTGCTCGTGCTGCTGAGAAGGCTGCTTCAGATAAAGCACTTGCTGATGCATTAGCAAAGGCTACTGCAGATGCTGCTGCGCTTAAATTAACTACTGATGCTGCTGCCGTTAAGGCTGCTGCAGAAATTGCTACCCTAAAGGCTGATGCTGTAACTGCTAAGGTTGCTGCTGATAAGGCACTTGCTGATGCAAATGCTGCTGCTAAGGTAGAACTAGATGCAGTCAAGGCTGCAAATGCTGCTGCTCTTGCAGATGTTAAGAAGGCATTCAATTCACTTGCAAAGAAGTGGAATAAAAAGAATCCAACTGCAAAGGTTGCTTTAATTAAGTAATCTAAACTTAAGATTAGAGTGGGATGTATTAGGTCCCACTCTTTTCTTTTGTAACAAAATGATATAATAGTCTTATTATAAAGTACGTATGCTGGGAGATTCAAAATTAAAAACAACGTATTTCGCTTGATTCTTACAGCAATACTTGCTTTTGGTGTTTTTTTTACTCCAGCCCAAAGCAATCCAGATCCTTTGACTGAGGGCTATACAGAAATTTTAGAATTAAATAAAAAAGCAAATAATCTTCAATACAAGACACAATTTGAATCTTTAATTGGCATAGCAACAAATAAATACAACACGGCAGTGTCTGTCAAGACCACCAGAGACAATTCGTATACGGCATACGATCAAGCGGTAGCAACACAGGCAACAGCATTATCAGAAAAGCAGGCAGCACAAACAGCAGTAGATGGTCAAACAGTAACGGTTGCTACAGCATTAACTGCAAAAAATTTAGCTCAGTCTGACCTAGATGTATCAACAATAAATTTAACAACAGCCGATATAAATCTTCAAACTGCTCAATCTGCAGTAAATAATGCTGGATCCGCAGGATTACAATATACAGTCTATTATCTATTAAGAGACGGTTATGTTAACGGACAGCATATAGCAGTA